CTATTTAAAAGTACCGAACGCTTTACCTGTTTTAATGTCACGAGAACACGCATAACCTCGCTTACCGTTATTTCGGATATATGATACCCAAACATAGCCATCTGACTTAACGTAGCTGTCATAGATAACTGACTCACCTTTACCAAGTGTAGCCTCTTGCTTAGCTTTGATTGTGGGCGTATGTTTGATAGCAACAGTTGTATTAGGATAAAACGTACCCTTTTCAGCCACACGCTTAATTTCTTGCGGTTTAACTATCGGCTTAGGTTTTGCGGGCGGTTTAACTGCTGCAGGTGGTTTAGGAGTTGTCACACCCATGTATTTATTAATCTGTGCGATAAAGTAGTCCTTAACGCTGTTGACTGTACCGCCATGCAATTCCCAAGAACGATGTGGGCATGCAGTTGCAACAAACTCACGATGCAAACGCACTGTATCTCGACTAGCTTTCAAACCATAAAATTGAAGATCTTCAGCAACTTGTTTAAATGTCGCTTGTTCGTTTGCAAGGAAATCTTTATCACTTGCACCTAATGACTGACACACTTCGTAACCGATGTAATTAGCATTTCCATCAGCGTTAGCTGTATGCCATGCTTTGTTATAGGTATCTTCCACACGTGCAACGGCGTTGCGGTCAATGTAGTAGTGAGCGAAACCGCTTTCCAACTGCTTGTTAGTCATTGCTTGTAATCGTGTAACATACAATTCAGCAGTTGCACCAATAGCTCCTGCATCGTTATGAATTACAACACCCTTAACATTTCCTACTCGCTTACCTGCGACACCTCTACATACTGATTTATTAATTACTTTTACCATATTATTTTTCCTCCTTTTCTTTATCTTCAATATTTTTTAATTTATCTGTAATGATTGATGGGACTTTGACACCCATTTCGTTTAAATTCTCCACAATAGATAAGCCCTCATTCACGATGTAAAACAGCACTGTGGAATAAACAATTGCACCACTTAAAGCTAAAATTTGGTCAATGACATTAGCTAAGATAATAATTCCAAAAATCATCATCTTACGTGCATATCCAAAAAACGCTTTTCTGCTCCACAAGTTACCTTTCATACCTGCTTTAATAACACCTGTCACGATGTCTACAGCCATAAGCAAGACTAACAGATGCAAAAACTTAACCTCTCCAAATAAATAAAATCTGATAATCTCTAGCTGTTCCATTCCATGTCCTCCGATTCCAATCAACATATTTTTACCTCCTATTTAAATAAAATAAAAAAGCACATATTTAAATGTGCTTAATAAGTTATTCAGCATCTTCTTGATCTTCAATTTCATATATTGCTTCTTTAAATTTTTCTATATCAGCTCTAACTACTTCTTTATTTGCTATATAAGCCTCTTTGGATGTAATTGATGTAGTCACTGATGTTGGACCATCAGCTTCATTACTGATATTTGCCGTCAACACAGCAATAATATCCTCACCAATCATTACTGTACCTGTCACCGCAATTCTTTTATCAATTCTAATAGCCATATTATTTTTCCCCCTTAATTTCAATATCTTCTAATTTGTCTAACAGTAAATCGTACAATTGCGCTTCGACACCACTTAAAAAAGCATCTGATTCGTTAAGCGCGACAATCAAATGCTTTAAATGTGGTTCGTATTCAGTTAAATCAATAACATTTTTTTCGTTTGCTAGTTCATTTTGCGCTATTACCGCATCGGGTTGCTTACCTGGTAGCCACGAAACAAAAGTGTTACCTTCTTTTGTAGTTGTGACTAATTCGCCGCTATCATCAACTAAGCAGTATTCTTTTAATAATTCTTGTTCGTCCTTCGCGTAAGTTTCAAACTTAGCTGATACTAATTTAACAAACTTGCTGACAGCACGAGAATTACGCCCTTTTGCTTTTACACCCATTAACATTTCAATCATTGGTTTTAATTCCGCATTGTAAAATTCTATTTTCATTATTTAATTCGCTCCTTTAATTTTTCTATTTCTATTTGATGGTCTTTAACAATTTGTAGTAATGGAACAACCAAGCGGTCATATTGAATACCCTCTACTTCTTTTGTTCCATCATCGTTTAACTCCCCATATGAAACAAATTCCGTTAAACCCGCCTCTACTAAATCTTCAGCAATTAAACCATGAATGCGCTCAACGGGTAATACTTCATCTGTTGGGTTATCCCAATCAAATGTATCTTTGTTGTCTAACGCTCTTGCGTAAGCCTCTGTATTAGCTTTGTCATACCAAGTTTTGTGTTTTAATTTCAAAATATTTTTATAGTTGTCTGTTTTATCTTCCTCGATAGCCAACTTGTATTTAGAAGCTGACGTTGAACGTCCCATATTTCCATATTGAGTTATATAAACATTTGCTGCCGTTGCATATGTCCTATTATATATAACCATCGACTGAACTAGAGCGCCTGTACTGTCACTTGATAATAAAATGTGATCCCCGCTTGTTGCAGATAATGTTATTATATTTGCAGATATAGCTACCTCCGATTTATTTCTTGAAGTATTTCCAATCTCTATACTAGCAAGTGATTTAGAATTAAGGCTGCCATAACTATATAAATCGCCGGAGGACAAGTTGATAACTTGCCTAGAAAAAACATTCAAATAACCCTCTTTATTTCCTGATATAGAAGAACCTTGATTCACTGTCGAATTAGCTATATTTTTAACTGCATTAGAAGTTCCTAAAGAAAAACCTTCCTCTCCAATTAACGCTAATCCACTTGCATCTAAAAGTTTCCACTTGTAAGTTATTGTGCCGTATTTTTTGGAATTACCTATAGTTAGTCCGGGGCTACTATTTAAAGTTATTTCCCCTTTTGAAATTGTAAATCCACCATTGCTATCATAGGATTCGATAACCCCTTCAGTAACATCAATAGAAAATAGTTTATCAGCACGTTGTATAATGCCTTTTTGAAAAGTAACTTCCCCTGAATTAAGGTTAATCGCAAGATTCGCACCTGTTATAATACCAGCGCTTATATTGGAAGCGTTTAGGTTAACAACGTTTATCTTTCCTGCATCAATCGTTCCAGCAGTTAGTTTGTTAGCTGATAAACTATCAATCATTGCGTTCTTAATAACAGCATTATCAATCTTAGTTTTACCGCTTATCCAAACGTTCTCACCTGCAATCAAGATACCTTCAGGAGACACGTTTATTTGGTTGATGATTCCATCTTTATCAACTTTTAGATTGATGTTATCGGCTAGTTGAGATACTTGTGATTGACTAGCTAACTCAAAATCTGACTCTGACCAGGGTGTCGACTTTTCGCCTTTTTCTAATTTAACGTTAGCGAACCAAACTTCGCTTGCGATTTGATTATGTCCACCCAAAAAAACGCCGGTAAACGTGTCAGCATCAGTCACTTTTACAAATTCGAATTTTTGCCACGTGTTGGCTTTAGATGCCACAAAAGTAGCACCTTTATACGTGTCTAGATCACTTGCTGCATTACCTTGTCCGACTTGCACCTGTATACCCTGTCCAGCAGCAACAGCTTTAAACCAACCCGATAAAACTACAGATTGATTTTTTTTACATGGTATAAAATCTTGTGCAACCATGTGCTGACCTGTGCCTGCGCTTTTAAATTTGAGGGCGGCAGTAAATCCATTTTCAATCATTGGCACGATAGATTTTATTGTTCCGTTAGTCGTGCTGTTACGCCAAATATTCCTCGCCTGTACTGACGATGTGTTTATCAAGTTTTTAGCGCCACTTTTAAAATTGCTATCGTAGAGATAGTTAGACTCTCCAATAGTCAAACCTTCCACTTTACTACTAATAAGCTCTGCTGTTTGCGTTTTATTGCTCTCAAAATCCGCATTGCTTACTTTGCTAGCAACGACATTAGCTAACTGAGTCACTGTCGATGAGTCTGCTTTGTTTTTAACGCTTGCACTAATAAGCTCTGCTGTTTGCGTTTTATTGCTCTCAAAATCCGCATTACTAACTTTTGTGTTAACTAAGTTAGCCAGCTGCGTAACTGTTGATGAGTCTGCTTTATTTTTAACGCTTGTTTGTAAACCTTGCGCTGTCGCTGTTAGTGTCGTTATATTGCCCTCAGCATCTGTGACACGACCAGCGATAGCTCCTGTTTTGTTGTCAACAAGCAAGACTGCTTTATCAATGTCAGACGATGATTCCGTCCAATCTGTGGCAATATTACCCTCCTCGACTTGTATGCGGCGGTAGTCTGTTGTGACGGTTGCTGTAGTGTCGGAATTGTGTGCAACAACTCTTAAAAAATCAGCTTCTACGTTTACTGTTACACTTGTTCTATACCACACTCCTGTTGATAGTTTATTACCTAATTCGCTCGTTGTGATAACTCTCTGTTGTTTGGCGTTTCCTTCGGTATTAGGTAATGTTGCGTTTATAAACGTCCTAACAATGAAAATACTTTTATTTTGTTCTGGCACATTATCAATAAAACGTATGTCAAAACTGATAGTGTATTGCTTTTGTAATCCAATTTTGATCGGGGCGTTACTTTTTGCTGAAGATACATCGTTATTTTTTAAAATTCTTAAAATCGATGCTGACGGATAATCGCTCTCTGCATCTCTGATAAAATAAGGCGAGGCTGTAGAACCTTCCCAGTTATCAAAACCAAATTTAAAACTGGAGTTCGGCAATAAGTTGTTTGACCCTATTTTAAGGTTAGCTAAATCATCAATTGCTTCTTGTCCTTTGTCGAATCCTTCCTGCGCTTTTTTTTGAGCTTCGTCAGCTTTTTTTGTAGATTCATTAGCTTTCTTTACAGATTCATCTGCTTTTTTTTGAGCTTCATCGGCTTTTTGTTGCGCTTTAGCTGCTTCCTCTTTTGCTTTAATAATATCTTGTTGCGCTTGTTCTATTGTTTCTTTGATTACCGGGTCCTCAGCAGTTGTAACTCGAAATACCCACTCGAATTTATCAGTATCACCAATACGTTGATACACCCAAATTTCCGTATCTGGTCCGTTAGGCTTAAACCATAAATCACCTTCTTTGGGATTTTTCGGTTCGTCCAAACCCTCGTTAATAACATTCCCCCCTGCCGCATCAACACGACCTGATAATACTTCTATTTTCTGAGACAATGTACCTTTGTAAGAGTAACTTGCATCTGATTGAGTGGTTGTCTCAGCGCTACTATCCGCACTTAGCCCGCCTGTATATTCAATTTTGTAATCAAGGTTCGGAACTTTAAATGTATTACCTTTGACATCAGACATCCTTATCCAATCACCCGCTTCAAGTGCAGGATTCCCGCGCCATTTTAAAGTGTAAGGAAAGTAGTTGATGTTCTTTATTTTTTGGTAAATAGTATTTAATAAGGTTTGTGTCATGACTTTGTTTTCTAGTTCGATTTGCGCACCTGTTTCTGAACCTGCTCGCAATACTTTTTCTTCCGTATCGTCATTACCTGGAACTTTACAAGATATACCACCTAAGCGATATAACATTTCGTTTTTCACTAAACCTTTTTGAAAATATGTATCAGGTGTAATGACATATTCAGTATTAGCTGCTGCATCAAACATATTGCGTATATCAAGTAACCCTGCCCTGTCAAACAGCGCGTAACCACTCTCAAACTGAGCAATCAAACCAATTGCTTGTCTATAAGTGTAACCTTCCATTTTAGTTATTTTAGCAGCGCTTAAACGGGAGAATGTTGTAGTGTTCACTTTAATACCACTTAAATTAGCTATCTCAAGCGCTACGGCTTTGATTTCAGCAGGATATTTTAGTTTAGATACATAAACCCCGCCCATCATGATAAACTTGTCAGCAGCTTCTATCGTCGTTTTGTTTTCGTTTCTGTCGGGATCAACACGACTGTTAATGATAAAAATTCCCATTGATACATATTCGATTGTGCCGTTAGGTAATTTAATACCGATTTCCGGGTTAATTTCATCAAGTTCTTTTAAACCTTCAACAACTTTATCTAAGGTGATTTTTATTGAATTGGAAAATACTGAACCAATCATAAAACTTTCACCAGCCATGCTGCCGCCTTCATAACTAAACGAATTTAAATCATCTTGTGTGTATACCTTCTTATTGATAGTGATTCGCATCTTTATTTCTCTCAAATCTGCTTTGAAAGCATTTTGAAAAGCATCGCTCACATTTAACATATTTGTCACCTCTCTTACTGTTCAATGAAGTTGACTGTAACGCCTTCCCATTTCATTGATTTATATTTATCGTTCCATGAATAACTTGGAATTGTTCTGTCGCCTGCATAAAAAGTTTTTGTGACTTGTCCGCCAGCTAATGGATCAGGATAATTAACAGAAAAAAAACTGCCGTTTATTCTACTTAAAATAGCAGAAGCCTCCGAATCACTCAGAGGCCCCCACTCAATATCCAATTTAACTTTTTTGGCAATGACATCACGAACCATCTTACCGTTTGCATTTCGGCCACTTGAATCATTGTCGATGTCTTGTAACCCAACCACAAAACTTTTAGGCGTTTTAACCACTGCACCAGCAATAGAAATCGTACCTGCCATTTATACCACTCCTTTATAAATTAAGTTCTGTTCTACCGATTTGTTGATGATATCTATTGATTTCCGATACAGCAACACGTCCAAACTCTTTGCCTGCAACGTTAATGATAATGTCACCGCTATTGCTAGTTGTTTTACTTCCTGAAGTAGACATCTCTTTGATGGCACTTAATAACGCACCGCTCATGTCATTCAAACCTCCACCACCAGACATCTGTTGACTATCATTACGATAATCACCGCTATAACTAAACTGGCTTGATGTGTCTCTGAACACCTCAGGCATCTGTAATGAGGTAAAATCCATTCCCATAATACCAAGAGACTGTTTAATTAAATCTAGAGCTCTAGCAGGTCGTGATAACGGAATAACCATTTCGTCTTTATCGCCTTCACCTAAACGGTACATTCCCTCTTTGTTAATCAAACCTCCGTTTTCGTAGCCTTGACCACGACCAATCCAACGCCAGTAATCACCTTGTTGGTTATAACCAAGTGCAGGATTTCTATAATGTTCAATGTATTTAAGGGCCACCTTGATAGAATCATATCCGTTAAACGGATTTAAACTTTGACCGCGGAAATGTTGTGAAACAATACCTCTCCATGTTGCGGGTGTAATCTGCATCAATCCACGAGCTTCATTTCCGCCTACATTCTCATCATTAACTCCATTCTGAGTAACACCAGGGTTACCGTTAGATTCCGTTTGGATTTGACGCATAAATCGGTTAACTCTATCACCAGTTCTGTGAACACCTGTCTCGCTAAAACCTCTTAACACATAAGGTCTCCATCGTTCAACAGATTCACCAACCGGGTTAGGACCACCTGCACTACTTCCGCCAAAGTCGCCTATAATATCTTTAAGCCAACCAACTGCCCCGTCTTTAATCATTCCAAGGCCACCTTTAGCAATTGAAAATGCAGGATCAATTGCGCCTGATAAATCAACAAATTTATCCATAGCTGTATCCAAAAGTTTTTTAGGGTTAGAAATATTATCCCAAATGTCACTAGCTGTATCTTTCACTTTTGATACAGTGTTGCTTATCCCTGATGATATATCTCCGAAATCAAAATCAAAACTAGGCATTTCAAAGTCAATTTTTGGGATGTTGAAATCTTTAAAGAAGTCTTTATCGAAAATACCGTTTGCATATCTTGGTGCCATAGCTTTTGCACTTCTAACACCATCAAGTACTTGAGTTCCTTTAGGTAAATTGACCATCATGTTTTTCATGCGAGGGAATATACCTCTTTTTCCGTTTGGTAACTTATACATTTCTTGCCAGTTAGAACCTGCGCCATCATTTACCATTGCTGGACCACCAGGGTGACTATTTGTACCTTTGGCGTATTTTGGATATTTTCCAATTGTCCATGGATCTATTGTTTTTTTACCTGCTCCAACTGCTTTCAGCACCCAATTTATACCCTTAATCATGCCGTTAACAGCTTTTCCTATAACGCTCACGATACCGTCACCGATTGCAGCAGCGCTTTTCTTGATAAATTCAACACTTCCAGTGAAACCTTTTCCAATCTTACTACCCATACCACTAGCCCAACCAGTTACTTTATCAAAGGCCTCTTTACTTGATGTTTTCAACGCTGTCCAATGGGTTGAGGCATTTGAGGCTGCACCTTTTACAGATGAACTGATTTTATCTTTTATATTATCCCATGAAAATGCTGTGTTTTTCTTAACATAATTCCATGTATCACTTGTTTTATGTCTAATATCGCTCCATCTATCAGATATTTTTTTTGCAGATTCAACAACAGAGTTTGAAATACTATTTTTTACTTCTCCCCATTTTTGGGAAGTGGCATTTTTTATATTATTCCAAGAATCTGATGTATTTTTCTTTATAAAAGCCCATTTCTCCCCAGTTTTTTTAGATGCATTTCCAGCTGATTCAGAAATACTATTTTTAATATCGTTCCACTTATCAGATGTCCACTTCTTAACAGTATTCCATGATTCTTTAGTGAAATTTTTTATTTTATCCCAATTTTTAACTATTAGAACAACGCTTCCTACAACTGGTCCAGAAAGCACGGTTAATAGTGTCGTACCCCATTTTTTAAAGAACTCCATAATACCATTCCATACTTTACTTGTAACTGAAGCAATTTCATTCCATCTATCGGTAAAAAATCCGACTAGACTAGAAACCGTTGCTTTTAAGGAATCAAACAATCCGCTTATCCACGACACAAAGTTACCGATTAAATCTCCACTATTTTCAATCCAATCTGCTAACGTTTCTAGAACAGCTACTATCCCTTTAAGTACAGAAATAATAATACCTCCAGTCCATTTAGCTATTGGGATTAAAAAGTTTTTCATGAACCATTGGAAGAAAGGTTGAGTTTTTTTCAAAACAGCATTTAGAACTTTCAAAACGGCACTTAAAACATCTAAAAACACAGGAATTACTTCTTCTATTGTAAATTTCCCTAGTGGTAGTAGAACATTTTCATAAAACCACTCCAAACCTTCGCCGATATTATCAGTTAAAGGTTCTAGCGAGTTCAGTAATTTCTTGATGGATTTTAGCAAAGGTGTGAAATCTAATTTCTTAGCCCAATCTGCCGTCGCTTTAGTCATTCTTTTTATTGTTCCCAAAATAGAATTGATAATTTTAAAGATTCCTTTAAAAATATCCGTTCCTAAATCTCCTTCATCCCACGCTTTTTTAAACTGACCTGCTAAGTTCCCGATAACATTGAATATATTAGTAAATATTTCTAGTAAATTCGCAGCAATCTTTTCACCTTCGCCACTATTCCATGCTTTTCTAAAAGAAATGGCAATCGAGTGCAATAGCTCTAAGATATTGTTAAACATATCGAAAATAGACTGTATCAAAGCGGTTCCTCTGCCATCATCTTCCCAAGCATTTTTAAATGCTGTTGCAATATCTCCAATGATGTTAAGTATATCGGCAAATAGTATTAATAGATTACTAATAAAACGCTCACCTGTGCCGTTTGTCCATACTTCCATAAAGCTCTTGCCAATTGCTTTAACCAAACCTCCAACGCTCTTAAGCGCATATTTCCACGCATCCATAACTTTCTGTCCATGTTTGTTCCAGGCAGCTTGCATTGGTGCAAATAAATCAACAAGTGTCTTTTTAAACTTATCAGCCCAGTTATTAACCCATTCAGGAATTACAGGGTCAGCAATGCCAAAATCAACACCTGGTTTGTTTTGGTTCTTATCAGCCGCTGGCGCTTTTATATCGTCTGAATCGTCTGATAAACCAATACGATTAATTTCATCAAAGCCCATCAGAGCACGCTGTAATTTCTTCACTTTTTCTTTTGTTTTATCAGCTGTTGTTGCCGTGTCTTTCATTGCTTGTACGTTGTTGTATAAACCTTCCGCTCCTTTTTTAGCAGCTGAGTAAGTCGTTCCAAATAACGTTGCAATAAAACCCGCAAGATACGCTGTCGCTTTTGCTAGTCCTGCCATTAATGCATTAAGCGCTGGCATAATAGCTGTATAAATCGGATAAAAAGCTGTTAGTAAGTTAACTTTGATTTCGTTCAACGATGCTGTAAATTGATCGTTCGTCATAGCTGCATCCATCATGCCTCGACCTAATGTTTGCATTCCTTTGTACATAAGAGCAAAGACAAATACCTGTCCAATCATTTGGCGCATACGATTACTGAATGAACCCATTCCGTTATTCATGCGCCGAGTACCATGCGCGACATTATTAGATGTTCTGTTAAATACTCCGCCAAACTTAGAAAACATACCACTAGAACGTTGTGCCTTTTCGCCTGCTGATTTAACAGACTGTGCCGCTTTGCCTGTTTGAATAGATGATTCACCTAACTTTGTATTAACGCCCCCAAGCGCTGAACGTAGCGTTTTGGCTCTACTTTCTACTTGAGCATATGCATCAGTCAACTGGTCGTTATCTTTAATTAGTTTATTCATCTTAGCAGATTGCTTTTGGATTGTATCAGCTGTTTTAAGTGATGTTTTATTATCAGCCGTTCCTTTAAAACCAGTTTCAAAGTCACCCACAGGTGTTTTCTGATTGGCATAATCTAATTGCAATTGCTTAATGCGTTTTCGCATTGATTCTATCTGTCCTTCATTTTGGGCCATTGCGTTTGTTATTTTATCCATTGAACGAGGCACCGCATCAAATTCTGATTGCATGCTTGCAGCTAATGCCTTCGCACTGTCTTGGTACTTAGTCATTTGAGCTTGTGCACGCGCAATTTGTTCGTCATACTTAATAGTACCCTTGGTGTCATTATTGCTCACAGCACCTTGTCGTTGCGATTTAAGATAAGCTAACTTTTCTTGTTGCGCTTTAGCTTGTCCCATTTTCGCATTAATCTCATTAACCATTGCATCGATTTCTTTAGATGCTGTTGTACGACCTCTAGCAAATCCTTTAGATAAGTTTGTCCCCGATTTAGCGGCTGATTTCTCAGTAATGGATTCCATATGTTTCATTGAATTTTCAACATTTTTGTTAATCTTTTCTAATTGTTTAGCTACTGTATCGCTACCTTTTTCAACACTCATGTTCTTTTCTGTTTTGCCAAAAGATGAACCTGTCATGCTTTCCATACGCTTCAGCATTTTTTCGAATTGAGGGAACACTTTTTCTACGCTTTTTTGAATATTTTCAGTGTTAACTTTCAACAGGACTTCTAAAGTTTCTAATTCTATTGCCATTTACTCACCACCTTTCCAATAATTAAAGTTTTAGTTGTTTTTCTTATCCTGTGTGCGTTTAACACCTGCAACCATTTGCAATAATATTGCTTGGTCCATCTCTGCGATGTAAGGCTTCAAACCGTTATCCTCTTTAACAGGTTGAACGACTTTATGTTGTGACTTATCTGCCATCCAAGGATACATTTTATCAATTGCAGGCATTTTAGATGGATCATTAACCGCGTACATCATCAACTGTGCTTGATTGTAATCAAACATAGCTTTTTCTTTTAACTCACGTTCGCGATTATTTTTATTTGCTAACACCTGCACCATAATTTCATCAAATGTCATTTCCCAATAAGCATCAGAAGCAATACCTAACTCTATAGCTGGTATCTCCATTTCAATCAGTAAATCACTAACTGTTTGTAAATCTTGACCTACAGCTCGCTCTCCACTTCCACTACTTCCGCTTCCAGTGTTAGTGATTCCCCATCTGTCATTGGTTTCTCCGTTTCTTTCTTTCCGAAAAAACCAGCTTCTTCTAACAATTCTTGTACAATTTCAAATAAATCCATTGTATTTTGTCCATCATCAAGGAAAGTTTCAAAAGCATCAATAAGATCTGATTCTTTGATGTTACTAGTTTCGTTTGCCCCTTGTAAAACAAGTAACAATTCATTTGCTGGCGGTAATGTCATACCACCTGAACTAGACATAAAGATAGCGATTAATGATTTCCCTAAACGTTTTTCAATCTTCAAGATGTTACGACCTGATAAACGTAGATTTAGCGTAAGACCGCCGAATTCGATTGTTTTTGAGTTTGGTAATTTAGTAACTTTTGCCATAATATATTTCCTCTTTTCGTTTTATATTAGTAAGAGCCGCCATATTGACGGCCCTCCTGGTTTATTTTGTATTTGATTTGCCCTCAACCTCTGATTTTTTAAAAGGTTCTGGTGAGGGAGTGCTAGGGTGCAGGGGCTACAGTAGGACCTTTGCTGACAACGATAACTAAGTTAAAACCAACAGCAGCATTTACTTCTACGCCGTCTAATTTAAAATCAGGCTCACCGCTGAAAGTTACTTTTAAACCATCTGGATAAGCAATTGTAAAGTCGTACGCTTTGCCCGATTTGACCATGGCGTGAACTGCCTTGAAGTTGCTTCCTTGATAAACGATAGCGAACTCTAAGTTATCGGTATCTTGAATACCTTTGATGTAAGCTTTCTTTTCCGAACCTAGATGAGTAACATCCACTTTCTCTGGATCAGCACCGATTGCTGGGATACTTTTAACTGCTGCGATAGGCACTTCTTTTCCACCATCTGTATAACTTAATAATGTCCCTTTAGATAAAAGGCCCTCAATTTCACCTGCAAATTTTTGTAAATCCATTTTAATTTTATTCATTTTGTTACCTCCATTTTCTTATTTGTGATAAACATGTTTAGTTGCGTTATCAACAACGCCTGATGCTGTGCATATAACTCTTTTAAGCCCTGCTGTGTTTGCATCAGTCAAAGCACATAAAAAGCCGACAGCACTTAATCTATCGACTATCTGTTGCGCTATTTGTGTAACAGTTGATTGATGATAAATTTCTAGCGTGATGTTCCATTCCGTTCTTAACTCCAATTTATCGGAATCTACAGCTAATGGTTTGTCTGCCGTCCTATATATCACAAGGGGAAACTGATTCCATGTTGTAGGATAATCTGTACCGAATTTAGCAATTGTCTTGTCTTTCAAGAGTTCAGAAAGGATTGTAGCAACCACTTCTTTTATATTTATTTTTGACATTACTTCAATCCTCTCTTCAATTCTTCTTGGACACGTCTCTTAAAGAACTCAGGTGCATCTTTTTCACCTTCTTTTACTGCTGGGTATAACCAAGGTCTAGCAGGTTGCCCATTAGTACGGTAGAAATCAACGCCTTGAATCGTAATCTTAGGAATACCGTAGACCGCTTCTAAATCAATATCCACTTTGTCAGCAGTTATAAACCAAGGTGTCTGCATATAAACTGGCTGTATGCCTGGTGGCAAATCTTTCTTAGATTCCTCACCATTTTTACCTGTACCAAACTCACGATACAACGCTTGCTCTTTGTCAGACCACACACGACCTACAATATTTCCGTTCTGATCAACAACAGTTTCATTTTTTACGCTTCCTAACAATTCACCTGTAGCATGTTTCATTCCAGACGCTAGATTGTTCTCCGCGTATCCTTGAATTTGTTCTGTTGTATCAAATGTTGCTTGATAAGCCGCTTCATTAAGCACTGACGGCAATGTTTTAAGTTTCGACTTGAGTTTATCAAGTCCTTTAACCTCAAATGACATTGCCATCAATCCTTTCTAAAGTGATATTTAAATGTTGTGAGTAAGGTTGTATAGCAGTAATTTGATAATCAGGTGTATCATCCTTTGTAACATCCAAACAAATGCCGTCTAACTCATTGTGTTTAGGTTTTATCAAGTCGCCTTGATATTTACATGCTTTGATATAAGGCAACCTCACACCGTAAACCTGAGCATTCACAACACCACCTGCTGATTGTACATTCATTCTTAATTCAGTTGCTTCTTGGCTATACGTGATAACTTCATTTCCTTCGACATCGTAATCAATTTCACGTTTTTTCAGATAAACAGTTGATAAATCACTGTCTCTTAGTCGCATAAAATGACCCCACTTTACCTTTTCGATATTTATTAAGGCTTAATTTAATGTCTGATGGAATATCAGCTGTATAAGCAATAGAGACACCACCTTCACTTCGTGATGCCTCCCCTTCTGTACCTTGTCGATTATAAGCAATGACAGCAATCTGACGAGCATAAACTTTCAATTCATCTATCATTTCAGTGCGATTGCAATAATCACGAACAGCCGCTTCAGCATCTTCTAATAACACTTGCAACTTTTCAATTTCCTTTGTTTTATCCGGTCCGATGTTTAAACGAACTTGCAGCTTATAAAGCTCTGTCATTTCACTAGCCATTGTTATCAACTCCTACTTATTTAGTTCCTTCTGGCGCTGTCTCTGTTTTTTTACCTGGTACGCCATTCTTGTGAACAAACGCAACAATACGAATGTTTTTACTCTCATATACAGCCTTCCAGTTGTTCCCTTTTTCAATTTCTGTATTTGTTGGGGAATGTCCAGCGACAGACTTTTCTTGCCAAGAAATACCACGAGGGTGTAACAAGAAGTGTTGACGATTAATAAGGATGTCATTACCTTTTAATTTTTCACGATCAGTTTCAGTAGGAACAGGAGCTTCACCGTTTCCAAGACCGAATGCACCTTCACCAAAGATATAAGACGTGTATACGCCATCTTTCGCTGGCAAACCATCATCAACAATCACATGTTTACCCATATAGGTTGGAAATTTCTTGTTATCTGAATCTAACATGAACTCAATTAAACCTTGTTTACGCAAGTTCATCTCTGTTTGAGAGTGCATTGCGATTGCTGTCAACTTACCTTCTGCATCACCTAACTTGTAAGTGGCTGATAAGAATGTGTCCCCTGTGAAATATGAATCATCACCAGTTTCTGTTGAGACGTCTAATTTATTTGAATCCAAGGCACCTGATGCAGTAATTCCGTTTAATGATGCGATAAGGACAGCTTGGCGGCGACGATTCCAATATTCAACTACCAAATCACCGATTGCACGCATAGGATCATCACCAGATAAGGCTTTTGCTAAATCATTAGTTCGCCATGCTTTACCACGCATATGCAAACGTGCAATATCTTTAGCTGCTGAAATATTGCCTGGCGTCAATGCCACTTCACCATCATCTAAAATTTCGTCCTCTCCTGTTAAATCTTGCCAAAAAGGCATATTAATCATATTGCCGCCTGCTTTTGCTAATTCATCAAGGTCTTTGTCATTGGAAATGATGCCTGATTGGAGTAACGCCGATGATTCTGCTGTTCGTTCGGTGACATATTTGTTAAATACCTCTGGTACAATAACATCCGCAATTCTTGTATTTGTTCCTGCTGCAAATTTCTGTAAGTTCATTTTTAATTTTTCAATCATTATTTATTCCTCTTTTCATTTTTTATTGTTGTGCTTGTTGTTGTAATAATCTTGCTCGTTCTGGATCAGTTTGAAAAAGACGACCTTGTTCTGTCAGATTTAATGATTCTTTAGAAAAAGGATTGTCAGTGCGTGTAGTTTGACCGCCACCTAGTGGGTTATCAACTGATTGAGAGAGACGTTTATCTACTTCCACTTGTACCGCTGCATCAAAGCTGCCTGTCGCCTTTGTAAATGCTGCCGATACTGCATCAATGCTTGCTTTACATGTTTCTGCATTGGTGTAATCAAGTGTTGTCAGTAATTCGATTGGTAATTTAGCTTCTGTCAGCTGCACAGTTGCTTGTGCTTTAAGTTCACGTTGTGTTATCTCTGCTTCACGTTTAGCTAATTCAACATCTAATTGTTCACGCTGATATTTAGCTTTTTGTTCTGCATCCATTTCAGCCAACTTGACCGCTTCTGTCGCTGCTTCTTGTTTAGCTGCTTCGATTTTTTCAGAAGCGGATTGCTCCCATGTTGTCTTAGCAGTCTCTAATGCTTTACTAATACGCTTATCAACTAAACTATCAAGTTCCGACTGACTAGCAAAAGTGACTTGTTCCTCTCCTTGACCTTGCTCTCCTGCTTCACCACTTTCACCAGGTTCTGCAAACAATTGTAAGTTCATTTTTAAATTTTTTAACATTGTGATTCCTCCTTTTTCGCCCGTACACGTTTATTTGCCACGACAAAAAGCACCCCATGCAATGCACACGATGCTTCTCATTGTATTAAATTAACCCACACACACGATATTATCCGTTGTTCTTTAACGTCTGCAACAGGAAAGACAGATACTCATTTATTTTTTAAGACGTGCTTCTCCCAATCTTTATAAGTTGCACTCTGATTAATAGTAAAATCCCTTTTAGCAATTGGATCATACGCTTTTCTTTTACCCCTGAGCTCACGACCTGCAAAATGCGCACGCGCTACTGTTCTGCAAAATGGGTGGAATGGTGGATAATTCCCTTCAATTCCATTAACAACAGCATTTTTGACTTTGTATACTTTATTTTCGTTGCTTTTCTTTTGGCATATAGAGCTTGTCCTAAGGTCCAATACCACAACTAATTTATATTCTTCAACACCGTGTTCTAGCCAACCTTTTAATTTCGCTTGGCCAGCAACAAAATTTGCCTCTGTTCTAACTAACCTTTTAGCAACACCAGCTGAAACGTTGAACTGTTTTGACAGCTCCCTAGACATTTCTCGTTCTGACATACCTGTCATAGCTTCTACTGTGAACATTTCTTCTAACTTCTTCGCTAACAAATCTGTATCAGACCATATACGTTTTGAATAATTCGAACCTTTCCAGTCGCTTTCTAAGACGTTTTTAACATACTTGGTAGGTAGTTCTTTAAATTCGACTATCGGCTTATCTGCATGTAAATCAATCGTTTTGATAGCCTTATTTGCGCTGTCCGACACAACCAACGTCGCTTTACCATCTTGCATTTTGTACGTTGGATATTTACCGTCATTGTGTTTGGCAACAACTTCCTCAGTTTTGCCAATAATACCTTCAACTGCTGCTTGCTTATACGCATCGTTTATAACATCAACGTAATAGTCAGTCGATACTTTGAGTTGTACATCTGCAATTTGCTTCGATACGATATAAGACTTAGCTTTTAACGTTTCTAGTCGAGTGATGCGGCTCTTAACCGCTAAACCAGTGAGATAATCAGTAACTTGTCTTTTTATCTCTTTATCTTTAATCGTTTTAGCAAGGACTTGTAACTCTGCTAATTCAGTTGATGTAACGTTTGTGTTGAGTATTCGATTAACTTCAACCTCAGTCTTATCTGTTTTGCTGACATATCGGTTATATATCTTCTTTGTTTCTTTCGTGAGATACTCTTGTCCTTTTAAATAAGCCTTAACTATGATGTTCTCTTTCTTATCTAAGCTTTTATGCACTGTTATATCTTGATTAACAGCCCGTTTATCCCAGTAACTTAACTGCTTTTTATCTGACACAACATCACATCCACATGATCCGGATAATTTTCTTGAATTGCCTTACAACCATTATGCAAAGCTTGTGTTAAAGCATCTGTTTTATCATCAATCATCATCAAAGTAACTTTATCGGTGTCTATCTCGTCACAAATGTAATGTGATAATTCATTTGTAATCGTTACATACAATGATGATACAGCTGCGCATACAATATCTTGACCGATAACGTCGTACAAGGCATGTCCTGAAAATTCGTAAGATACAATTTGATTCCCTTTTACATAGAACTTAGCGCTAATCATTATGTTTGCCTGCTAATTCAAGCCGCTTGATGTCTGTGTTAGCAAACACAATCTTACGCTGCTCTGTTTCAACTACAAGATGATGCGCACAAATAAAGCGTGATTGGTAACCTTTGAATTCTTCAGGTGTAACTGAGAAAGGAAAAACTGCATCACTTGTCGTCACTGTCATTACTAGATTCTTTTCCATCTTCATCGCCCTCCGCTTCATCGTCTATGTCGTTATGACTTGATTGCTCGCCTAAAGCTAATTGATTTTGTTGAATGTTTTCTTTTTGTTCTTCTCGTAACTTCGCAAGTTCTTCTTTAGGGTTGTCAATGAAAGGTACCTGAGCTAATAAAGTTTCTAGTGAAATAAAGTCCTGGGCTTGTGAAATCATACTTATTATTTCAGCTGTATTAATTGGTAAGTTTGGCTTTAAATCAATCTTTACACCTGTTACGTCAATTGATTTATCTTTTACCCCCAAGATGTTAGCAAAAATCTCTAACCTTTGTCTTAGCCCTTTTGTTAAATAACGTGATTTAACAGCTATAGACTGCAACAATCCGAAAAGCTTGTATTTCATTGCTTCTCCACTAACATTCCCCATAAAGTTTTCATCATTCATATTTGGAACATAAGTAATCTTATGCATGTCCTCGACAATAGACTTCCTTAATAACTCCACACTTGCTTCATCTAATGACTTAGTTAACCAGCTCGCATTTGTATCAGTACTGTTAGATTGTAGTAACTTTTCTTTTCTTAGTTGACTACCTTCATCTGCTTCAAGTACAAACCCTTGTAAGAACAAAATAGCGTCTACATAAGCCTCTTTATCATTCAGCCGATCAGATTGTAAAAGATTATAGGCATCAATTGAGCTGATTATCTGCTCAAAATCGCCTTGACGTTCTTCATTATTTCGATATTCAACAACTGGCACCATTTTAAAGTAATGCGGTTTACTGTCTACGAAATCAACATCGCCTGCACCTTTATTAGCTTGTTTGTATGTTTTAACGACTGTTTCTGTATAAAGTTTGATTGTATAGTGTTTAATTTGACCGTCAAAGCCTTTAACCGCTTGATAATGCACAGCAAACAATGGATTTTTATCTACGGTATCATCAGTAACTAAAAAGATACCTCTTGGGTCAATGCATTTGATACTAAGCTCAGTCCCATTTTGTTCGCCAGCTTTTTGTTTAAGATATATAAGTTCATAACCGATACCAAAGGTCGCTAAATCCTTTTCAAGTTCCGTATCGTGAGAAACTATATCTAAACGGTCAAACTCAGCTGTAATAGCTCCTATATCTCCCCCATCTTTTGAAGCGGTGTAACTAATTGGATTTGATACCATGAACCCTACAGACATATCTACAACATACTTTGCGTGATTAATCATCAGCTTGTTGTTCGGTGCATCTTCATTATCTTTTGTTCGCTTAACAATCTCTTGATCGCCATTATAATAATTGGATAACTTTTCTAAATGCGGAACTGATTCTTGATGCACATTAATACAATAGTTTATCAACTCGGAAGTTGGATTGTTTATATCTTCAATTAGTTCACGATTAATTGCAATTGCCATTTTATCCCTCCTTTAGAAACCAAATTTACTTTTATTAGCAACAGTTGCTTTACGTTTCGTCATGTCATTTTCAAAGGCGTAACGTGTTGCATCTATCGTGTGATTGTCTTTATCTTCTAGCCGCGGCTTAGGATTCCCATCTTTATCAGTTTCATAGTCTATGTTTTCAAATTCTCTTGCAATGTTAGGCGTTCGGTTGGGATCAATGACTATCTGTTCTAAGTCGTCAAGCCATCGTTCTCCATGTTCAACGCTGTTAGGCCCTTTCTTAGCACCTATAAGATAACGTGATGGCCATGAGTGCTCACTTTGCAACTCGTTGATTGTTCTTGGGTCCTCGCTATCTGCAATAGTAAGGGAACTAAAAAAGCCACATGCTTTTGCGTTAGCAGCAAGTGACCTGTTACTCATTTTCACACCATAAACTTCACGCATTGCATATGCTATACGCCTTGTTTTGTCATAATGCCACTGAACACCTGCAACAGGGTCAGTAGCATAACCAAAGTCTAAACCTTGACGAATATTGCTGAAGGATTTGAATTCATCGTTTGTTATCGTTCTAAACACAAGGTTGTTAAATGGGACAACACCATTACCAATGGGTTCGCCTCCATATTCCCATGCGGCCTTTTGTGGATTTGTTTGATACATATGTTCGGCTTCTTCTATGAACTCGTCTGATATATGTGGGTTGTCCTTGTATGTTGTATGGTGCACCCTTGTATTTGGCGCTAATGCAACCTTTGTTTCATACTTTTTGTTGACCCATGATTGCTTACGTTTTGGCGGGTTATAGGAATTAAAAAAGTAATAGCTTAAACCAGGTGGAAGCTTAGCCCTCAACACTGATTTTTCTATTACTCCTATTTCTTCTTCTAGTTTGAACTCTGCTAATTCTTCAATCCATAGTATGGTTAGAGGAAACTTAGCTATCTTAATTGATTTAATCTTACCTGGATCATCAGCACCACGAAAATAGATGCTGTTACCTCTAGGCTTGTATGTGGCTTTTAATGGCGACTTGCTGAAATGCCATTCATCTTCCATACCTAGAATGTCCACAGCTTCTTTTAGCTGTTCAACAACTGATTCAGATAAGGTATTACCAACTTTACGAACAACTAACGCACTAATAGCATATTTTTTCATCAGCAATATTAAAATCATTGCTATATGCGTTGACTTAGCGCTACCACGTCCGCCTTTTTCTACATAACGTAAGTATCGCTTAAACTTAACATCTAACCACAAGGATATAAAAGCCGGGTTAAAAAGGCTAGATAGCTTCTTAATTACCTTCTTCATCCAACACCTCCAAATCCTCTAAATCATCAACAATGTAGGTTGTTTGTGTTGGGTTTGCTTTAGTTTCAGATTCAACCTTAGCAACTTGTGCCTGCATTAACTGCAACTTAGCGCGCCGTTCGTCTTGTTCATCTGTGAATGATACAAACTGTTTAATCAAGCCCGACAATGTCGTCATTGCTCTTGATTGAGCTTTGATAAACGACTCTTGTCTTTCGTAGGCATACATCAGTTTTGTTGATGAACTGCTACCACCTTCACCAGACGACCAACTGCTTTCTTTTTCTAAATCGTCACTTGAATCACTCACCCACATAATTTCTTGTGATCTAATGATTGTTGTGTATTGTATGACTATCTGTTGCCAAAGCATATCAACTGGTGATTGCTGTTCAACAACATTCATCAATTCTTTTAAGCCATCAGGCAAATGCTTAGCGTACAAACCATGCACCGTTGCGTTGTCATTACCTTTAGGCGCTGTTGCTTCCTTATTGCCTTTGTTACCTTTTGCGTGAGAATTACCAGGCATCGCACCCCCACGTTTTGTGTGCACCCCTTTATCTTTGTGTGCACCCCTTTCACGAAACCACTCATGCCTTTTTTTCCACGACTTAACTGTATTAATCGAAACATCATATTTTGCTGCAATGTCTTTGTATTTCATACCATCGTTGTAATCTATTTCTGCTAATTTGTAATTATCCATACCGCATCAAACCACCTCACTCTCATGTGTCTTGTTTCGTTTTTGATTGCTTACCTCCGCCCAAACGCTTTGCACTTTAAATACAACCTGTCTGCTTGCTCGTCTTGCTTTAAATGTACCTTGTAACCATGTTTTCTTGGATTGTCTATCATGTACCTGTTAGCTTCTGCATGTGTTTTAAAGCGGTATTCTTTATTCGTTGTCTTATCAGTTATGATTGCCATTTCAGTCACTCACTTCTGGGCGGCATTCGAACTCGTCTTCTTGTTCGCATCTAAGATACCAGTTCTGTTTTGGCAAGCAACCTACGTTAAGTTGACTTTGTAGAGCACTTAATAATGCAAAGTTATCGCCTTGTATAAGCAGTTTTTCAACAGCATCTTTATTACCTATTAACTCTGCTGCTTCTTCCCAACTAATCGGCTTGTATATTGCTCTGCTCATTCCCATCACTCCCTATCGTTTGTATTTTCTATTAGCGATTAAGTATCTGATACCGAAATAAATAAGATATAATAACACTCCTGCTAAAATCAATAAACTAAACTTAATTGCAAATGCATAATAGTTGATAATAAAATCTAATGAATTCATATCAATCACTCCCTTAATTTAATGTATGAAAAAAGACACCCCGCTGGATGCCTTAATTGTTTCTACTGAGATAACAGGACTCGAACCTATAACCTACGCATTAACAGTGCGTTGCTCTACCATTGAGCCATATCTCATTATATAGTGTGGCAAGACCGTTTTTATAATCCACACACGCACGTCTGCGTTTATTTTAAGCTATACCTACGAGCTTCGGAAATTAAATCGCACAAGTGTTGCAACTACTCTTGCACTTGCGAAGGAAGACCACTATAACTCCTCGCCGTATGTTATTCTGAAAGGAAGCACTTGCCAACCTTTATACTGGTAATTATGCGATAGGTAGGGAATCAAACCCTACAATGCCATGTGGGAACTATCTTGGGGCTACGATGGTATCCTTAATAACTTTCCATAAAAGCATATGCCGTTATGAACGAGTCCCCTTATTCCATCGCTTGCAATTTCATTCTGCCACTATCGCTATCGAGAGTTGTTGTTTTAAATCGATACTCACAAAGGATTGCACTAAGCGTGCCAGCTATTGTTTGTACACAATATGATGTTTAGGCAGTTGGCTTTTCCGAGCCATATTCTACCTATATCTCGCTAGAGTGTCGCTCTCTAGCCAAGCCCTGTGAAGCATATACCGTTTTCCTTTCAGCTATGCTAACACTCGCTTACGAGATTCTTACTTACTACCATTTTATCATGTTAAAGCGACTAAAAACTCCGCTAAAACTCCACTAAAACTCCATTTCAGAATTTAAGTTTAACGTGTATACCTAAAGCATATGTAAACTGAGTGATAGCCATTTTCATATCGTCGTGATAAGTTGATTTTTCTATAGCTAATGTTTCCATTATTTTTTGTTGCGTTTTGTTCTCATAATACCTCATAACTAGCATTCTTTTCCTTCTGCCTTTTCTATCAGCATCAATATCACACTTAATACTATTCAATCCTAATTGTATCTTTTCATAAAAATAATTAACGTCTTTAAATTTTTCTATGTTATCTAAAGCTGCTGTTTCAACCGAGCTGTGGAATTCATTGCTGAAACTAGGGGGCATGATCGAGTAGCTTGGTGTCACTTTAGTTTCTGTTCGTCCGCCCGCCTTTGCAACCTCATCTTTATAGATACTAAACAAACGAATGACGTTCCTTTTTGTAAGAGGCATGTTTAAATCGTCCGGCTGTATGTCGTTGTATTCTTCCATCTTGTCTATCAACTCAATTTGTTCCAACATCACTCATCCTCCCCACAATCGTTAATTTCTACTTGAGCTATATCTGACGTGTTATACGATATGCTCCTTGTCTCGTTAACAACTATCATCGTTAAACCCCCTAAGGCAAACAAACACCCCTCTGTATCTTCTATGTCCAGTGTTATTTGTGACATGTCTTTGAAAGTAAAGACTGCGACACCTTTCATTTCTCACCCTCCAACTCAATCAAAGCTAATGTTGCATAACCTATGATGTCTTTTAGCGTATCTTCGATGCTCTCACCGACTTTATCCTTTTCACCTGCGACTAGCTGCTCTAATCGCATAAACTTATCGTTTAATCGCATCTCAACACTTACCATGCCATATTTTTGATATTGTTTAGAAAATGAATCGCCATAATTCTCGTTTTTAGAAACGATTATGTTTTTTATTTCTGCGAATAGATCATTGATGTTTTCTGATAGCGATGGTGAATTGACCGTGTCGGTTTGTTTGATATTTTTTGATGTTTGATTGATTAATTCGTGTTCTTTTTTAGGGTTTGTTAGTGGGATGATTTGTTCTTTTTTTAATGGTGATTTCAAAACTTTTTTGGGCACAGCATTTGTAGGTGTTACTCCAACGTCATTCCTTAACGGCCCTATAGCCTTTAATTCATCTATCATTTTTTTGAAATCCTCGTAAGCTTTTAATTGACCTATCGTATAACTTTTGATTAATTCAAGCGATGATTGTGGAAAAAATCCAAATGATCCATCATCGAATTTAACTTTATAATCTCCGTCAAATTTTTCCCCGTCAACATATCCATTAAAATTACCGAAGTTAATTTGTCCATTTAGTTCAAATTCTGTTAATCTCACACGGTCACCTGATTTAAACTTAACAGGTGTTTCCTCAACATCTTTAAGATAACGGTAGCGTTTATAGTCATCGAATTCATTATCTAAACAATAATAGCTACCCGGAAGTGCACCTCCTACGCAAGGTGTTTCAAAATTATCATCATTCGAAAAACACCAAACATCACATTCTGCACCACTCGTATTAGTGACATGAATTAAATCGCCAATTTCAGCACTACCATCTGTTACTTCTTTATACTCCTTACCTTTATAAATCATAAATCTGCCTCCTTCTCCAAAATGCTAGAACGCACTAACTCGCTTTTCTTCTGATCTTTCGTGCATTTATAAGATTTGGAAATAACTTTCCTTTTTACCACAAAATCATTTACTTTAACTTCGTTATTTACGCAACGTCTAAATCGGGATTCAATCATACCTATCTCAAAATCAAGATTTTTAGAAAGTGATTTTATCGTTTTGTAAATTTTTGTTTTCTCACCTTTTTTGCTAACTGTATAGGTGTAGCTCTTTTTCACAATTCTATCTTCTTCTTTCCTTGTTCTTAATTCGCTCAATTCGTTGCCTAGTTTTTCTATTTCCGAGCAAGTATCACACCCGCACGCAAGTTTCACACCTACCTCAATAGTTTCTTCTGATCCAACAACCTTACGTCTGTTTTCACGTCTGTGTTTATCAATCAGATTGTTTATTTTTAATATTAAGGCTGTTTTTTTAGCTTTGTCCTCTGATAAAGTCATTACCTCACTCCTTATTTATATTTAATTTCCTTAGCCTGTTCAGCTGTCAATTTTATGCCATCAATATGATGCAATGCTGCAAACTCTTCCCACCCCATCGAGTGAGCTTTTATGTGCATTTCCCTGCTCAGGCATACAAGTCTGTGTTGCGAATGATCTACGTGTCGTCTATCACGCCCTGCTCCTATAGTGTCGATATGATGCACTTCACCTTTTACTCCAGTAACAGCACACACACGATGTTTTAAGCATAAATATAGATAACGCTGTATATCGTCGGTCATTTCCACGCCTTTTTTTCTGAATGGAACACCTGCTTGAAAGCAAAAATCAATGATGAAAGCGATGAAGTCACTTGCCTCTTTAGAAGTCATTTCTGACGTTTTAAAAGGTTTATCGCTATACTGCTTCTTCATGTAGTTTTTGTATTCCAGTTCGTCTTTTGGCGTTTCGTATCCACATGACCAAACAGCAATTTCACGAAACAAACAATGCATGATTTTATTCTGTTCTTGTGTGCGTTGGTTCTTATCGAAAAAAGATAGATCGACATCAATGTAACCTGTATTCACATTCCGATATTTTAGAAACTCTTGTTCAGTGATTATCTTGTCGATACTTGCATAAACCATCGTCTTACCATCATGATGTTTGATTTTGTGTATCTTTGCCTGCTCTTGCATCTTTATCACTCATTTCTATAAGCGCTCTATAAATGATAGTGCTTTCTACTTTGTGACCCTTATAACGACCGCCCATATAATCATCTTTAGTAACATCTGAACGTGTTTTTGTTTCTTGTTTAACTTTTAAAACTTTGTTGCCTTTTTTTCTGACTTCTCTCAGTTGTTTTAAAAACTGAATTTTATTCGCATTAGTTATCATGTAACGCATCTAAATCACCTCGATTTCAAACTCGATTCTAGGTTCGTCTGAGTAATGCTTACTTACATGCAAATCAACGATAATGTTAGCGTCTGTGTATACAATGCCACTTAACGCATCTAATACACCTTTTGCATAATTATCAACATCTGGTCGTGTTACTGGTCGATATTTACCTTTTTCTTTCAATTCTTTTTCAGATTTTGATAACCGTTTCTTATCCTGTCTATAAAAAGCGATGCCGACTTTTATAGCTGTGTCATATGGAACGAAGTCAGTCGGCAACATAGGCATTACCATCTGCTTCAATTGACCTTTGAACATTGCTGACGGTGGTGGATCATACGCTCTCGTATGTTTACCAAAGGACGAAAATCTCGGTCGTCCCTGGGCAACTGGTTCTATGTCAAAAGTTAGTTTCATGTGTACCTCCTAAAATGGCAAATTTTCGTCATCAATGCTATACGGTTTACCATCACTAGCAAACGGATTGTTGAAAGCAGGCTTGCTTGATTGCCCCTGTGGGCTGTTTTGATTGGTTTGTTTATACTGATTGCCGTTTTGATGTTGCGTTTGTTGTGCGTTATCCTGTGACTGTTTAAGCGCAAATCCAACGCCTCCATAACCATCAGCCACAATATCTGTTGTATATATTGTTTTACCGTCATTATCTTCATACTTTCCAGTTTGAATTGAGCCGCAAATTTCTACCACGTCGCCTTTTTTGAAATAGTTAGCGAAAAACTCTGCTGTTTTACCAAACGCTTTGATTCTTGGGAAGTCACTTTCATACTCACCCTCTTTATTTTTATAGCCCCGCTTAACTGCCACTGTAGCAGTTGCAATTGCTGAGCCACCTTGTGTATATTTCAACTCAACATCTTTGACTAATCTTCCAGTTAACATCGTTTTATTCATTTATTTGTCCTCCTTATTTTCCAAAAAATCAACTGAAACTGTTATTCGTTTATAATCATTTATAAAACCGTCTTCTATTTTGAATCTAGCTACTTCTTTTAAGTGAGGGACAATTTCACGCAACAAATTGTCTTTAACTAATTCTTCATCTTTATCAATAACCCAGCTCGGAAATAAATCTCTAGCATTAATTGTCTTTACATCTCTTCGCTTCTGTTCATGGAAGTTTATTGGCATTGGAATGTGATAATCTTCGGGATTTACTTTTTCGTTTGCTTTTCTGATTAGTTTTTTTAGTAGTTGTTTCATTCCGCACTCTCCTTTTCATAACACTTTTAATCATTGGCTATTCGCTCGCTTCTTGTATGATTGGCAGGTCATCATCCCATTTTGTTTCTTCAAAATAATACGGACCGAACAATGCACCATAATTTAAATAATATGCAAGCGCTTGAATCAATGAATACACACATCTCAATGCGCCAGTTTCGCTCGACAATTTATTATCTTCAAGGTAAGCAATAAGTGGTACGAACAAATTAGGGGAAATCATTTTACATTTAATATCACTCGAAATATTTTTGTATTCTTCTTCGCCCATAAAAAACACTAACTTTTCTTTTACATTTTCTTTTGTAATATCATCATCAATATAAATATTACCTTTGATGTTAAAATGCTCAATGTATTCTTGTTTTAAATTAATTTTCATCCCTGCGCACTCTCCTTTTAATAACGCTCGACATCAAAATCATCTGCTAAAGCGTTCATACTACTTTCTTGATTAACAAATGCTTTTGTTGCCTCGTAAACTTCCTGTTCGTCATAACAAACTGTTTTAAACTTCGCTACGCCTTTCTCTAACCAGTTAATAGTCGCATGAGGGGCAATCGCCCCACCGATGTAGTTAAATGTCATACAAAGCCTCCTAGACGTGTTTTACCACGTGTTAATGTTTCTCTCGCTCTCCCAATCGAAAACGAGTGTCGTTGTTACTCGGTCATTAAGCACAACCTCAGCTAAACGTTTGCCGTATCTCTGCAAAATCTCTTTAGGCTTTAAGTTAGTTGTTATCACTGTGTGCTTTGATTCATCCCTATTTTTAAATATCATCAACAAGTCGCTACTAATTGAGCCACGTTCGTTGTCTTTCTTTTCTGCACCAAAATCATCAATGATCAACAAGTCCACATTTTTTATGCTTTCAAACTTTTCTCTGCGGGAATTATCTGCGTAACCCGATGTAAGTTCATCTACCAGGTCGGGTAAGTTAATAAACAATGACTTGTATTCGTATTGATCAACAAGCGTTTCATTGTTCATTTTCTTTTTACTGGACAACTCTTGATGTATCGCTGCGGCTAGATGACTTTTACCTGTGCCGTAGTTTCCTGTTAAAAACAGGTTCATCGGTTTTTTCTTGTCGAATATCTCAACATACCGCTTACACGTTAATCTGATTTTTTCTTGCGCTTTGTTCTCTGAAACATAATTATCAAAAGTAGCTTCTTTCAATCGTTCACTGATATAGCTGCCTTTGAAAATAGCTTCTTGTTTCTTTCTGTTCTCAGCTTCAATTGCTCTGATACGGAATTGATTGTTCTCACGTTCAACTTGCGCTCTCACTTCCGCTAATTCTTCATCAGAAAGGGAGTGTGTCATCGTCTGTAACTGGTGCATTGCTGAATTTGTTGACATCTTCTGAAAAGATTGCACTCTCTCCGCCCCCTTTTTGATTAAGATAAGATTCAAACTTAGTACCGAACAACGTTGCTGGTCTTAGATAAGTGGACATTTTAGTGTTATTGCCCCACTCAGATACCTTGTTGTCGATAACAGACTTGAAATCTTCTAAGGTAAAGCCGTTGTTAAAACGTGCCTTGATATGCTTTTGTGTATCTTTTGATGATGATCTGTACTTAGTACCAGCTTTATCGTTTAGATAATCAATTATTGTTTTATAAGGAGGGACAGTTTCGCTTTGCGGAACAATATCTCTTTCTTTCTCTATCTCTAACTCTTTCTCTATCTCTATCTCTAACTCTTTCTCTAACTCTAACTCTAACTCTAACTCTAACTCTGGTGTACGAATGTCCGACATTTGTCCGGACGTTTGTCCCAATGCTTTAGCACCAGTCTTTTCAGCTTCAATTCTCATACGATAAGCCTTTTTTCTGTCACCCTCTGAACTAGATTTACCGATTAACGTTTGAATATCCGACATGTAAATTGAGCCGTTGTCTAAAACTTCAATTAGAGATAAACTTTCTAATATATTCAACGCTCTTTCAACGTCTCCAACGGAATGATTGGTGATAGTCGCTAACATCGCTGTGTTGTAAGGAATATGGTCGTTAAGCATCAACTTGCCTTCGTTTTTAAGGCTTTTAAGATATAGCTTTAACAAGATGTTGCTGTACTTATGACCGTCTGACATAGCTTCCAATACTTTCATCTCGTCTGAATCGAAAAAACTTTCTTTCAACTTCAAATAGTAATATTTTTTGCTGTCTGACATTACTACACGCCTCCTAGCCAATTGTTCAAGGTAGCGATACACTCATCTGCGTATTCTTTGGACAACGTGTTAACGTCTGCTATTTTCAACGCTTGATATACCGCCCCTAAATCTCCGCCATTTTTTTCTGCAAGTTGATTAGCTTTAGTTTTGATGTTGTCAATCTGCACTTTAGTGATTTCTTTAGGTTTACTTTGTTGTTTTTGTTTTGTATACGGCTTTTTATCAGAACTATTTTCACTCGCACCATTGCCATCGTCATCAACTTCGCTCTCTATCCCGAAAGCTGCGGACAAGGCATAACGTCTTGCGTAAGTTAGCGCACTCCCTGCTGCTTGAGCTGTATTTTTTTCGAGTGGCATCATGAAAGGGTCGAACTCGATGTACTCGCCTGATTCATGTGTTATACGCACAACTGTTCCGATAGTTTTTTCACCGCTGACAGGCATGTTTATATGTGAAATGCCTGTTCCTTTAGCTGCTTTATCTATTGCATCTATTACCATGTTCAAAGGTACATACATGTTTTTGAAAAATGGATTGCTCGCCGTTTTTTTAGGTTGTACAAGTTGTTCTCTTAATTTCGTTAAACCTACCGACAATTTAACTACACTTTCACTAGTTTTCATTACTCATCGCTCCCTTTGTTTAGTGTTACCGTTGCTTTGTCGTCCTGTTCTACCACTTTTACACCTGGCACAACTTCACCGTTTGGATCAATGAGTTTCCCATCAACTAATTGACTTTCTTTTTTGATAGCAGCCCAATCAACAGATACCGTTGTTTTCTCGTTAACTTTGCCAGCTGCTTTTGCATACTCCAACAACAATTTTTCTTCTTTTACAAATTGCGGTTGCTGTTTCTTTAAACTAAAGTTACCGAATGGTGTTTTAACAGTCTTACGTGCTTTATTGCCGCTTTCTACACGCTTTTGGTTATCTCGCATAAGATATACCTTTAAATTGACTGTGAGGTTAGATACAGACGTTTCTAGCTTGTCGTTTTGTTTTTTCAACCATGCATCTGCATGTTCTATTCGTTCAATGAACGGCTTTACAGCTTCCTCATACATTTCTTGATTTTTTTGCTTTTGGTACGATGTCCAATCAATGTAACTAATCGCTTCTGACACTTGTATTTCTGTTGTTATTTCATCGAAAACATTTGCTTCTGGTGCTTCGAATTTAGGGAGTTTGTTTTCAGTCATTGTTAATCACCGCACTATCTTTTAAAAATACAGTCACCTTTATTCCATCGTTTTCCGCATTAAACCAAAAAGTATTCTGGTGAGATTCTAAACTTGGAATACCTACAACACTGCAATAATAAGTCGCTGCTTGTGCGTTTGTTTCTGCATATTTATAAAATTGAACGTTGTCAGATTCACGATACAACTTGATAACTTTCAACTCATTTTCAGTGAGTAAGCGTTTAATATCTTTGTTTTTTTGTCTTTTTTTCATTTACAAGTCACTCCAATTCGTGGTATGTTTTGGGTATTAATGTTTGTTAATGCACCCTCTGCAAAGGGTGTTTTTTTATTGTTCTTTTGAATGAATAAATTCTTCATCTCTAAACTCATTACACTTAATTTCTCCGTACTCCATTGCTAACAATTCAGCTTCTTCGGCTCTTTCCGCTTCGCTTAATCTCCTTTCGTACGCTTCATATTGATCGTAATTGTCTGGAACGTGCATACTTTCACCTACTTTCCTTTTTTTACCATGTAAAGATAAACAGCTAGTGTTACTGTTGATGTTGATAACGCTAATGCTATGACTGATAATGCAAAGGTTAAAATATTCATCGTTCTCCCTTTCTTGTTGACAGCTTAGCTCCACAGTTAGAGCAATAATTAGCTACTTCTCTGTGATGTTTCTTGCCGCATTGACACTCCAATTTCTTTATTTCAAATGGTTTAAGATTACTGTTCAATTCTTCAATGTTCATTATTGTTCCCTCCTATTTTGTATAATGTTTTTGAAAGATGGCAGTTAATGTGATTTTCATAATTAACTTTTGGATCTTTGTGCTACCTGTTGTTCTTGTTAATCAAAAAGATAAATAATAGTAACAAAACCGTTAACGCATTGATGATTAAAGTTAGAATTTGCATTTCGCTTCTCCTTTCGCATCGCATCGTATCGAGTTTATTTCTTGCATCAAGTTGTTAAATCGGTAATCTTTTGCTTGATATGCTATCTCCCGCTTACGTTTAAGCAACCATTCTTGCAAAAACATGTAGTACAGCGTTCCTCCAAAAACTAATGCTGACCATAGTGATACTAAAATCCAAAATCCAATTGGCATTGTTATACCTCCCCGTTCATTATTGCCAAGACTTGTTTTGTAATATGTGCCGGCACAACTAAATCTTCAAAGTTAACAACTTTGCCATCTTTATTAATGTGAATTATGTTGTAATCAGTTTTAATCTTTTGTTTTTTCTTTAATGTTTGTTCCACATTAATCAACCTCGCTTTCCAACAACTCTAATTGTTTGTACATGACTAATGCTGCGTTAGACGGTTGCCAATCTCTTACAAAATCAGTAACAATTGCAAAGTGTTGTTGTCTCAACTGGCTTCGTGTTGGCGTGTTTGTAATTTGTTTGATCTCGCCGTTTAGCTCTTTATATAGAAGCTGACGTTGTTTCGTATTTGGATTCATTTGTCTTTCAGTAATGACTTGTCGCACCTTTTGGTGAACGATACGAGAAATATAACTATAGTCCCCGGGGCTAAGTGGTGCATTTTCTTCTAATTCAGTAACGCGTGTATCCATTTCAATTAATGACCCTGCTGTCATTTTTAACAACTCAGTTTGAGTTACAGGTTTCTGAATTGTTTCAACTTGTTTGATATGATTTTCCATTTTGTTAAAACGTGACACATATTTAGCTGTGAATTGAACACCTTTTGCTCCTGTTAATTTGTTTGATACCATTTCACAACCTTGTTTGGTTAGTAAATAATTCGGACGTTCTTGCTTGTTTGAATCTGAATAAGATGATTCGATAAAGAAATCGCCCGAGCCAATTTTGGCTTCGGCTAAATAACCAACGTAAGTGCGAATATCTCTGATTAACTTGCTGTGTTCCTTCCCTACCATTTCAGCTACTTCATTACTTGTGATTGTTCGTTCAATTGTTTGCATTTGTTTTCCTCCTAATAATTAATTCTCCTCAGTGTCATTTAGGACACTAGTTCCTCAAAAAAAATATTGTACATTTCATCTTTTGAGTAATCCATCGCTTTTACAATAGATTTGATTTCAGGTGCATTAAACTCTGAACTGCCTTTCAACTTCTTATAAAAAGTTGAGTACGAAATTTTCACACCCGATTTGTTCATCTCAGACACAATCCAACCAACATTCTTTCCCTTGGCTTTTAATTGACCTAAAAATAAATTAGTTTGCATATTATCACCTCCAACATTAAGTGTCGTTTAGGACACCTTTAATGTATCATGCGAAATATAGGACGTCAACAATAAAGTGTCTTAAAATACACTTTTATTTTAAATTAGAGATAAAATACTTATTTATCCACCAATAAGTATCATATAAGACACTTTTGTGTTATTATTAAGACATACATTAAGAAGAGGTGTTATTGCGATGGATAATATATTGAAAGAAAGAAGATTAGAAAAAAAGTTAACTTTAGAAGAAGTTGGAGAAAAAGTTGGAGTTGGCAAGTCTACTGTTCGTAAATGGGAAAATGGTATGATTGAAAACATGGGAAGAGATAAAATAGTTCTTTTATCTAAAGCATTAGATATCTCCCCTCTTGAAATATTGGGCATAGAAGATGAGTTAGCTCCTTCTTCTATAGAAACAATCTACAACCAACTAAACGAACAACGTCAAACAAAAGTTTACAACTATGCTTCAAAACAACTCGAAGAACAAAATAGTAATGTTACTTCTATAGATAAGAATAAAAAAGTTTACATCTTAGGTAAGACAGCAGCAAACCCAACAGAAGTTAGTTATGGAGATGCTGTATATGATGAAACGATAGATACTAACATTCCTCGAAATGCTGATTGCGCATTAGTTATTCAAGGTGATTCGATGGAGCCTCTGTTGCATGACGGATCAATTGTTTTTTACAAACAACAATGCGAAGTTGAAAATGGTGAGATTGCTATTGTGGACATTGATGGTAATGGTGTTACTTGTAAGAAAGTATATTTCAACTATGACGATAACATTGTTCTGTTGAAATCTTTAAATGAAAAATACGACGACAGAGAGCTATCCCCTGAACGTGTACGTATTATTGGTAAGGTTGTTTTATAAAAATAGCTTTATTACAAAATAGATATAATGTATCATTAAATGTAATGTATGCTTCAGCGTTTTAGCGTTGAGTTTATATAAAAAAACAATATTGGAGGAAATATAATGTCAGAAAAAGTAGAATTAGTTGAAGTTAAGCCGAAATCGACTACTAGTCGTGTCGCTGAGATGGTTTTAGGAATCATCGGTGGGGTTTTCGGGATGATTGCCGGAGTTATGGCTTTGTTTGTCGGTGGGCTTGGCGAAGCTTTAGAAGAAGGTACCGGCTCAGGTGTTGCAGGTTTAGGACTAGCCTGTATCTTAGTTTCTATTTTAGCTTTAGTTTTATCTTGTATGATCAATAAAAACCGCGTTTTATTTGGTTGGTTAATTATCATTTGTGGTATTTTAAACATAATTTTCGTTTCAGCGTTTGGTATTTTAAGTGGTATTATAATTGCTGTATCAGGAATTATTGCTTTAAGTAGAAAATAAATAAGGGGGAGTTTTAAATGGCTAAACAAATAGTAAAAGGTGAAGATGGTAAGGAATACGAGGTTAGAGTGAAAAAACCATTTTATAAAAAATGGTGGGTATGGGTTTTAATTGTACTTGTTTTACTATTTATAATTGGTGCTGTCGGTGGTAACTCAGATAACGAAGACACACCCAAAAAGAACACAAGCACTAAATCTAAAACTAAGTCAGAGGAAAAATTAGATAAAGAATACAAGGTTGGAGAGACAGTTTCTTATAAAGGTTATGAAATAACTGTTAACTCTATCGAGTTCCCTAAACCCGGAGAATATGATTCAATTGACGACGGCAAAAAATACGCTGAAGTTAACATTACAATTAACAATAAAACCGGGGAAACTCAATCATATAACCCTTATGATTTCCAAATTTCAGAAAATGGTACTCGTCACGACTTTAATGCCTTTAGAAGCGAAAGTAAAGATGAATTAAATTCAGGCGAATTAGACGATGGGGCAACTGTATCAGGTAATATGACAGCTGAAGTTAAAGAAGATAGTAAACTACAATTAGTATACAAAGCATCAATTTGGAACGATAAAACAGTACGCTTTAATTTAGACTAAATAAAAAAATAAGCACTCTCTCAACTTGGCGGTAGGAAGAGTGCTTACACAAAAAAATCAACCTATAAGATAGGTCTCTTTATATTGCCTATTTTATCATATAAAGGAGAAAAATACTATGAAATTACGGGCTGCAATATATGTACGGGTATCGACAATGGAACAAGCTGAGGAAGGTTATTCTATCTCTGCTCAAACAGAAAAATTAAAAAGTTATGCAAACGCTAAAGATTATCAAGTTGTTAAAGTTTTTACTGATCCTGGTTACAGTGGAGCTAAATTGGAACGACCAGGACTTCAAAATATGATTAAATCCATAGAATCTAAAGAAATAGACGTTGTTCTAGTATATAAACTGGATAGACTGAGTCGTTCTCAGAAAAACACATTGTTCCTTATTGAAGATGTATTCCTTAAGAATCATGTGCAATTCACATCTATGCAAGAAAGTTTTGATACATCAACCTCTTTCGGGCGAGCTATGATAGGTATCTTATCTGTATTTGCACAATTAGAACGTGATGCGATTACCGAACGTATGCAAATGGGTGCAAAAGAACGTGCTAAAGCAGGTATGTGGCGTGGTGGCCCTCAAAGTAGATTACCTTTCGGATATAGATATATTGATGGCGTTTTATTAGTGGATGACTATGAAGCTATGATTGTTAAATATATGTATACAGAGTTTATAAAAGGAACGCCATTAACTAAAATACAATCAAAAGTAGCAGCGAAATTCCCAGTAAAAGAAACATTGATATACCCCTCAATAATGAAAAATATATTGCAAAATAATATCTACATAGGAAAAATAAAATACGCAGGCGAAACTTACGAAGGTTTACACGAACATATTTTAGATACAGAAACATACGATAAAGCTCAACAATTATGGGAACATAGAAATACTAATAAAAAGAAATACTTTGAGAGTAAATATCTTTTAAGTGGTATTTTGTATTGTGGTCACTGCGGAGGTAAGATGGCTTCGACAGGAGCTGGCTTATTGAAAAGTGGTGAAAGAGTAACGGACTATATATGTTATTCAAAAAAAGGCACCCCCTCACATATGGTTGTTGATAGAAATTGTCCTTCAAAACGTCATAGAGTTAACAGACTGGACCCTAAAATAGTAGAACTTTTAAAAACTATAACATTTGAAGAAATGCAAAAAGACAATTCTTTCACAGATAATACTACTACTATTAAAAGTGAAATCGAATCTTTAGATACAAAAATTAGCAAGTTACTTGATCTGTATCAAGATGGCTTAGTTCCCATCGATGTTTTAAATGATAGAATTTCAAAATTAAATGACGACAAAGAATTGTTACAAGAAACTTTAATTTCTCAAAAAAAACAAATTCATCCTGAAGAAATAGCGAAAAATATACAGACAGCAAAAGATTTTGATTGGGCTAACTCCGATTCTGCTGCTAAACGTGCAATGGTAAGAGCATTAATAAATAAAGTAGAGCTAACGAACGAAGATATGAAAATAGAGTGGAACATATAG